TCCAATCCATTCGCCGTTCCAACTTTCTAAGCGTGGGTTAAAAGTACCGCCGTTAAATAGCCACTTAGTAGAGTCAAAACTTAAAGACTTAATAGCGCTCAATGTGCCAGCGTCGTGCCAAGTTCCTTGTATAACAGTTACAAATTTATTGTAAGCGCCTGCTATTCGCTTGCCTATAATTTCGCCTAGGTCCCCGTGTATACTTCCACTATAGCCACTATACCAGTCGGAAGTTACCACCCATGTAGTGCCGTTATAAACGTATACAGAGCCAAAGCCGTATAGGCCCTCGTCGTCGTAGTACGCAGGCGCCACTTTAACAAGCTGCGAGTTACCGCTAGCCGCGCCAGTTACGCTTACTGTTTGCTTGGTAGTTCTAGAAAAGTCTGGGTCTTCTGCTGTGCTATAAGGCTGCGCTGCTGTAATGGTTCCCCAGAAGTTAATAGGGTAGCTCATATTAGAAGCCCAGTTATTAGGGGCCACAAAGAAACCCTCTTCAGCTTCTATATAATAGTCGACGTATAGCTGAGTAAAGCCCGTTGGTATTGGCGGTAGTACAAAGTCTAAAGCGTGGGTGTTATAAGAGTTTCTGGTATTGGTTACAGTTAACTCTTGCTGCATATAAAGGGCCGTAGTTAGTGGCGTAAAATATGCGTTTAAGTTTGGGCTGTATTGTCTTATACCCGTTGAGCCGTTGGTTACATAAATGCGGTAGTTAAATAAGTAACGCTGGTAACGCTTTGCGCTTGAGGTCGACAAAGCTACAAAGCTGTCGTCGAACCATTTACAAAGCATGCGTACCCGCGTAGGCTTGCTCGCTTCTATGGTTTTATTTACTATGCTTAACTCTATGCTGTTATTGTCTGGCTCTGTGCGTAATACGAAAATAGCGTTTTGCCTGTCTTCTATTACGTCAACTGCTCTAACTGGTGGCTGGTAACTTAGCGAGGGCTTAGCTTCCCATTGCGGCCTGTCATTGCTACCAAGCGCCACAGCGTGAGCCGTGCTGCCTGTGCTTTGGTAAGCGCCTGCTGCGTTGTAAATTCTAGTACTTAAGTTAGTCGCATTATAAGCGTCGTCTGGTAAAATCCAAAAAGAGCCAGACTCTAAAATAATGCGAGCGCCGTAAATAGAAAGTATTTGTTCTATGGCTTGCTTGCACGTCAACAGGTCTATGTCCGTGGTAGCCTCGAAAGGGTCCGTCGTATTTATAAATTTAACGTCCGAAAATGGGTCGAATCTATTGTAAAAAGAAAGCAAACTAAAGCGCGTATTTGCTAGGCCCTTGTTGCTTGCCTGCGCAGTGTCGTACATTGTAACGCCATCACGTAAATAATTGACAGAGCTTAAATAAGTCCAGTAGTCGTCAAGGCCGCAGTATTCTAAACACTTACGTATAATTTCTAGGCCAGTAGCGTAGCCGTCTGTAAACCAGTCGGGGCTAACATTAAAGCCCTCCATTAAATTTAAAGAGTCAACAGCCACCAAGTCAAACACAGGCGCGCCGTTTATGCTCTCTCTTAAATAGTCTGCTTGGTCCGCTACTACTCTACCAACATAAAACAAAGTTCCGCCTCTATAAACAACTATAGCATACTTAGACTCCTCGCTGTTGGCTATTGCTATAAAAGCATTTCTAACGGTGTCGTTAGGCATAAGCCAGTTAGTAGAAATTCTAGAAGGCCTAGTATAGTTTTCGTAATAAGTATTGCCTTGTCCTTGGCGCTCAATAGAGAAACCGTTACCAGCAAGCGTTAGCTCTGTGCCTCCTGTTTTGCTGCCAGTAGCCCCGTCGTAAAGTTCAACCCTATACTCTATATTTTCTATGCTCAAAAAAGAGCCGTAATAAATCCTAGCCACGTCGTGAGTCTTTGTTATACCGTTCTATTACTAGCGCTAAGTCGCGCCCGCTTATTGTTGTGCTAGCTACATAGCCCGCGCTGTCGCCAGTTCCTTTTAGCATGCCCTTAAGTTTGTCTAAAGGTGCTATAACTTCTGGGTTATTTCTGGCGTTAGGGTATTCACCTACTAAGCCCAAAGTAGGCCCACTTACTATACCACCCTCGGCGAAGGCCGTAGGCTGTGGCCCCTTATTAAGCATGCCTACTATAATAGTAGAGCCCGCAATAAGCGCGACACCCGCCGCAGCTGCCGCCACTGGGTTCTTTAAAATAAAGTCTTTAAAAGCTTTAGAAGCTGTAGCAGTTGCTACCAACGCGCTACCAAAAGCCCGCATAAATTTAGCGACTGACATTAAAAGAGACTTTCCAAAGTCGTCGAAAGTAGTAATTTGCCCAGTCATAATGCCGCCAAGCATTTCGCCAAAACTCTCTAACCCTTCAGCCGTTAAACTATTAAAAGCTTGGTTTACGCCTACCATGGTCTCAGCCATGCGCTGCTGGTATTCTGTTACTACTCTTAGCTGTTCGCTAGTCTCTCTTTTTACTACGGCTGTATATTGTGGCAGTGGCCCAGTAGCTTTAGCGAAAGTCTCAATAGTTGGGGCGCTTGCGCCAAATTGACTAGCTGGACTTATTCCGCTATTGTTAAAAGCTTTGGCTTGGTTAAGCTGCTCTACTGCTACCGTTTGCTCTTTTATTGCATTTGTGCTTTGAGTTGTAGGCGTTACGCTTAAACCTTGCGCTGTAGCCATTTGCACTATAGCGTCTATTTGCGTTTGAATTTTTGCGGCGTTTGCTGCGGCTATTGTGCCTATATTCTTTTGGCTGTCTATAAAGCCTTGCACCTGTGCAGCAGAAGCGCCACTAGCATAAAGTCTATTTATTTCTGCTTGGGTGCTAAGCTGGGCCTGCTGCTTGCCTATTTCATAGTCTAGCATTTTGGCGCTCAACTCTTGTAACTTTGCAAAGGCAGCTTTAGCTTTAGCCTGCTTAAATATTTCGGCGGTTAAGTTACTGGTAGCAGTTTTTAACTCTGCGCTGTTTACTTTGTCTAGGCTTTGGTTTGCTAAAAAGTCTGGGTAAATTTTTTGTATTTCTGCAAGCGCATTTTTACGCTCGCGCATGCTTGCGTTATGGTTATTAACAACTGCCAATAAACCGCTTACACTCTTTACCTCCTCTTCAAAATTCTTTTGCGTTTCAGCGTTAAGCTCATTAAATAGCTTCTGCTCTTGAGCCGCCTTTTTAGTTTTGTCTGCGTAAGCACTAAGGGCGTAAGCTATTGACGCTAAAGCGGTAGCCGCTAAAGCCCAAGGCGCGGCAGCCATTACTAAGTTGAAAGCCCTTTGTACTCCAGTCGCCGTGCCAACTGCGGCAGCGTAAGCGGTTTGTGCTGCTGCTAACGCGGTAGTGCGCAGCGCTAAAATACCCTGCACCAGCGCGCTCTCTTGTTGTAATAAATTCTGCAACTCTTGCAACCCGCTTACAATAGACATAGCGGCCTGCAATTTTACCATAGTTTTCTGTAAGTTCTCGCTCTCTAAACCCATTAAAGCGGTAGCGCCTTCTACTAACTGATAGGCCCCAGCTACTGCTTGCACTCCACCTATAACGCTGTCTAGTCTTCTGGTGTCGCTAGCAAAGTAGCCCACCTCTGCGCGGGCGTCGCCTATGCTGTCTTTTATTTTACCAGCTTCACGAATTAACTGGTCTGCCATGTGTGCAAACTCTGGCCCTAAAGCACGGGTTTCCATGGCCAACTGGGTTAATTGCTTAACAGTTGCTAGCGTTGGGTTTTTGGTTGCAATGCTTGCCAGCTTCTCTTCGATGCTTTTTGCACTCTTTGCAACGTCGGCCGTCATTTCTGCGCCAGACTTTTTTATTACTGCTATAGCGTCATTAAAGCCCTGTCTAAGCTTTTCAATGTCTGCGCCAATTACTATATTTAGAGAGCGTGCCATTAACGAATATAATTAATAATAAAGTCCTGCGCTACATGGTAGACACCTGCAAAGCCTGCCTCGTCGTCGCTTAAGTGCACCTCACTGTCGAACTCAATAGCTTGACAGTAAACCCCGTTAAAGGTGCTAGGAAAGCTAACAGCTTCTAAAGCATTGCGGACCGCAGCAGCTACCGCCGTAGCACTAGCAAACGTAGTACCGAAACTACTAATCTGCACCCGCGCAAAGTCCGTGCGGCTGTGACTAGTATTCGTAGGGCTTGCTATAATGCTAACTAGGTTATAAGAAATAGCTGGAAAAGCTGACTCTTGCGGGATGCGCAAGGGGTTTAAGCGTGTACTAACTAAGGCCGTAAGCGCTGAGTTATTGCTTAATATGTTGTAAACTATTTTTATAGGTGCGCTCATGCCTTGGCGTCTGGGGTTAATTTGTCAAAGACATGCGAATATAACCTTAAGGCGTCCTCTATACTAATATAGTCTGGCTCTTCCCATGGAAAAGTTAACAAGCGTTTTGGCTCTATGGGTTTCTTTAGGTGCGGGGCCATAGAAGTAGCAACGGCCCAGCGCATTAATTCCCACTGGTTTCTATACTCTTGAGTCTGCGCTTTACGCATGCCCTCAAGTTTTAAGCGCCAAAAGCGAGGGGTACATTTTAAAAACTCGCGCTCGCTTAGGTTAAGTTCGCCGTAGCTTATACGCTCAACACTGCGCCAAGTTAGCGGGGCGCTGTCGCCCTTGGCGTTTACTTTCCCTCTGGCTCGTCAGTACTAAAAAAGTCTGTAACGGCTTGCGTAAAGGCGTCGAGCGCAGGGCTCAACTCTGTAAACTTTGTAATAGAGGCGCCTAACTTTTGCACTGTTGCAAACGGTGTCTTTTCTCCTTTGGCCTCGTAGCCCTCAAGTATTCCGTAGAAGGCGCAGCTTAGCGCAAAGTCCATGCTTTTAGCTAAGTCTTTTTGAAGGTTTAAGTCCGCGAAGGTTTCCATACCAGCCAACTGCATAACATTACGAAGGCTGTTCATGTTAAATAAAAGGGGATGACTAGCACCCCCTATTAAAATTTCTGTGCTCATAGGCACAAATATAACAAATTTATTAAGACACTGTGCCAATAGTCAAAGCGCCAGTACCTTGCAAGGTTCCTGTAAAAGTTGCTTTGTCGTTATTGGGTGCGCTCAAAGACAAGCTGCTAAAGAAAGCAGAGCCTGTAAATTTCTCGTCTCCAGTTACATTAGTAGTCATAACAACGGTAACAGAAGTGCCAGCCAAAAGGTCTGTAAGCAAATCTTTAAAAGACAAGCCGCTAGTACTTACTGAGCTGTCGCCTTCAAAAATGCCCTCGACGTTAAGAGTGTAGCCGTACTCTCCAGCTATAAACTCTTTAGCGCCTGCGCTGTCTTTGTTAGTTACGTCAATCATGTCCTTAGAAATGTCGACGCTGTGAGAAGTCGCGTTAGCGATTTTAGTTAAGGTTCCGCTTACATCCTTATAGATGCTTATGAGCGTACCGTTTACTGGTCCAGTGGTTGCCATAGTTATTTATATATTAGTTTATTTTTCTTTGCTAAATCGCGTAGTATACCGTCTACGCCTTTAATTATATTCTCTGTTACTTGGGTAGCGTTAGCGTCAACAGCGCGCTGCATAAAGCGAACTGGTGCAATGTTACCAGTATATCGCCCAGTGCTCGACTGTATACGCGCTACGGTTCCATATTCAAACATGGCCCCCAAATAGCTATTATAGTACTCTTTACGCAAGCCTATTAAAGCTTTGTCTAGGTTGCTGCTGTCTTTGCTTTTAATAAACCCAATAGAGTCGCGCAAGTCCCCAGTGTCAGAAGGCACCAAACTTTTAGCAGTCGCTATAATTGGCTCGCTGTTTTTTTGTATAACGTCCTGCAACTTGGGGCTTTTAATTTCTACCCCCATAGCA